ATTGACACCAAGCCAGAGATGACTGGCGGCGACAATCCCAAGTACGACAGCGCCCATGTGGCCTGGCTACGCAACCGGGCAGAGTACCGGCTCAAGCTGTTGGCCAAGTGGAACCCCAAAAAGTACGGCGACCGCACCACCCTGGCCGGTGACCCTGATAACCCATTGATGGAGCCGATGGACGACACCCAGCGTGCGGCCAAATTGCAAGCGATTCTGGCCACAGCCCAGGCGCGAAAGGTCAAGAATGGTGGAGGCGTTTGATCCTGCGTTGCTGGCGTATCTGACCGACGAGGAAAGATCAGAACTCGATTCACTACTGACCAGCGACAAGACCCTGTGGCGCCCACTGTCTGGCCCGCAGACCATGGCATACGAAAGCCAGGCCGACATCATTGGCTACGGCGGCGCGGCGGGCGGCGGCAAGACTGACCTGGCCTGCGGCAAAGCATTGACCAGCCATCGCAAGATCGGCATCTTCCGATTGAACGGCACCGAGTTGACCGGCGTGCTGGACCGAATCACCGAGTTGGTCGGCAGTCGCAATGGGTACAACGGCAAGGACAATATCTGGCGCATGAGGCGCATCGATGGCGTGGCTATTCAGGTCGAGTTCGGATCGTTCCCAAACCCAGACGACGAAAAGAAGTACCAGGGCCGACCGCATGACCTGCTGGTCTTTGATGAGGCCGCGAACATGCGCGAGTCTGCCGTGCGCTTCCTGCTTGGCTGGTTGCGTACCACCGTGCCTGGCCAAAAGTGCCAAGCCCTGTTGACATTCAACCCACCAACCACAGCCGAGGGCCGCTGGATCGTCCAGTTCTTTGCGCCATGGCTGGACAAGAAACACCCGAACCCGGCAGAGCCAGGCGAACTGCGCTACTTTGCAACCGTCGATGGCAAAGATGTCGAGATGGATACGGGTAAACCCTTTATTCACAATGGAGAGCAGATCACGCCGCTGTCGCGTACCTTCATTCCCTCACGCATAAGTGATAACCCTTACTTGATGGGGACTGGCTACATGGCACAACTGCAATCACTACCCGAGCCACTGCGCTCACAGATGCTATACGGCGACTTCCAGGCAGGCATGGAGGACGATCCCTGGCAGGTGGTGCCCACGGCATGGGCAGAGGCCGCTATGGCCCGCTGGAAGCGTCCTGACAAGCTGGCGCCAATGGATAGCCTGGGCGTCGATGTGGCCCGAGGCGGCAAAGACAACACGATCCTGGCCAGGCGCCATGGCATGTGGTTCGATGAGGCACTGGCTTACCCGGGCAAGACCACACCCGATGGCCCGACGATCGCAGGCCTGGTGGTGTCAGCACTACGCGACCGGGCGCCGATCCACATCGATGTGATTGGTGTCGGCTCAAGCCCGTACGACTTCCTGAACGAGATGGGCCAGCAGGTGCTGGGCGTCAATGTGGCTGAGTCAGCACTGGGCCTGGACAAGTCTGGGCGCCTGCGCTTCAAGAACCAGCGGTCCGAACTGTGGTGGCGCATGCGTGAGGCATTGGACCCGGCCAACAACACCGGCATCGCGTTGCCTCCAGATCAACACCTGCTTGCTGACCTGTGCGCACCGACCTGGAAGCTGGTTGGCCAGACTGTGGCCGTGGCCAGCCGGGAAGAGATCCTCGACAAAATCGGGCGATCACCTGACTATGCGTCGGCCTACTGCCTGGCATTGATGGACACGCCCAAGCGATCGATCATGAAGGAACTGGGCCGCTACAACAAGAGGGAAGAGTATGACCCGTACAGCAAACTTTGAACGAGTGGCCACCGGCATCGATGTTCAGCCTCTGTTGTCCAGGCTTAATGCCATGCCGCACCTATGGGACGAGATCACCGCACGCCAGGAGTACACCGGCACGGCACATAAAGACACACACTGCATCTACCCGCGTGGCCCGCTCAAGTTCACGCCCTACTACTACATGTTCGACATCGGAGCGTACGACTACCCAGTGATGGACACGCTGGCCGATGTCCTGGTCCCAATCTTGCGGCCACTGCTTACCGATGTGCTCAAGGTCGACGACTTGGGCCGGGTGCTCATTGTCAAACTCAAGCCTGGTGGCGTCATCACCCCGCACACTGATGAAGGCACCTACGCAGACCACTACGCCCGCTTTCATGTGGCCGTCACCGGCACAGACAAGGCGACACTGACAGCAGGAGGTGAGACGCATCACCTCGAGCCTGGCGACGCATGGTGGTTTAATCACAAGGTAAAACACTCCGCACGAAACGACGGCGATACCGACCGCATTCACATCATCATTGACGCGGTGACCCCGCTGTTCCCGATGCGTAAGGTACCCGTATCCGATAATGTAGCCACTACTGTGGCGTCAATAGTGGGGAACCCATGACTGAAATACGACTTTCAAATGTCGATGAGATGCTTGCGAATGCAAGTGAGTTGTTCTCGGAACACTGGGAAGAGATTGCCCTGAACAAGCAGGTGATGGTGCTCAAGCCCGATGAGGGTAAGTACCGAGCCGCAGAGGCCAACGGCATGCTGTTGATCCTCGCCGCTTTTGAGGACGAAAAGGTTGTGGGTTATTCGGTGAATGTTGTGACGAATCATCTTCACTACGCCGATCTCATAACATGTAGCAACGACTTGCTCTTTGTGACTGAAGGCAAGAGGAGTGGCCGACTTGGCTTGCAACTGATCCGTGCAACGGAGAAAGAAGCAAAACAGCGCGGCGCCCGTCTGATGCTGTGGCATGCCAAACCAGGCACGCCGCTGGAGAAGATGATGCCTCGCCTTGGTTACGGTGTGCAGGACATTATCTTCAGTATTCAGATCTAAAGGAGATCATCATGGGTGTAACAGCGGCAGTGGCGGCAGTGGTAGGAACTACATACGCGGTCTACAGTGGCGAAGAGGCCAAGAAGACACAAAAGCAAGCAATGCAAAGACAAGAGGTTGCCCAAACGCAACAGCTTGAGCAGGCTAAAGAAGTAGCGACTACCTCACAACAAAACATCAACAAGGCAAACCAACGCCGACCAGACACGCAGGCCGCTATGGCTGATGCGACGATGGCTGGCTCTGGTGGTGGAAGCGGCACCATGCTGACTGGACCGCAGGGTATCGACCCTCAACAGTTGGCCCTTGGCAAAAATACACTTCTCGGCGGTTAAACCATGAGTCAATTCCCCAGCGACGCACAGTCGTATGCAAACGCCCCAGAGCGGGACAAACTGTTCACGCGTTGGGGTCAACTCAAGTCGGAGCGTGCATCCTGGTGGGCGCATTGGCAAGAGATCACAACCTACCTGCTACCACGCAATGGCCGATACTTCGTCCAGGACCGTGACAAAGGATGGCGCCGTCACAACAACATCTACGACAACACCGGCACACGCTCACTGCGCGTGCTAGGCGCTGGCATGATGGCTGGCGCAACAAGCCCAGCACGACCATGGTTCCGTCTGGCCACAGCAGACCCTGAACTCAACAAGTATCAGCCGGTCAAGGTGTGGCTCGATGACACGACCCGTCGCATGCAGATGGTGTTTCAGCGGTCCAATACTTACCGCGCCATGCACCAGATGTATGAGGAACTGGGCGCATTCGGCACTGGTGTGTCGATCGTATTGCCTGACTTCAACAATGTCATTCATCACTACCCGCTGACAACCGGCGAGTATTGCATCGCGACCAACTACCAAGGCACAGTCAACACGCTGTACCGTGAATACGAGAAGACCGTTGCAGAAGTGGTGCAGGAGTTTGGGCGCGAGAACTGCTCGACCACTGTGCGCAACATGTTTGACCGTGGCTCGCTTGATGCCTGGGTGCCAATCATTCACGCCATCGAACCACGCGCAGACCGTGACACACGCAAGCGCGACAACATGAACATGCCGTTTGCGTCGTACCACTTTGAGGTGGGCGGCGACAACAACAAGTTCCTGCGCGAGTCTGGGTTTAAGATGTTCCCGGCCTTGGCTCCACGCTGGGCCACTGCTGGTGGTGACATCTACGGCAACAGCCCTGGCATGGAAGCATTGGGCGACATCAAGCAATTGCAACACGAGCAACTGCGCAAAGCCCAAGCGATCGACTACCAGGTCAAGCCACCGCTTCAGGTGCCGACCTCGATGAAGAACCGCGATGTCGAGACACTGCCTGGCGGCGTATCGTTTGTTGACGCAAACTCGCCAACTGGCGGCATTCGCTCTGCGTTCGAAGTCAACCTCAACTTGCAATACCTGCTCAACGACATCCAAGACTGCCGCGACCGCGTTCGTGGTGCGTTCTATGCTGACTTGTTCTTGATGCTGGCCAACGCAACAGACACACGCATGACAGCAACCGAAGTGGCCGAGCGCCACGAAGAGAAACTGCTTATGCTTGGACCAGTGCTCGAGCGTTTGCACAACGAGTTGCTGTCTCCATTGATCGACATGACATTCACCCGCATGGTAGAGGCTGGCGTTCTATTGCCACCACCTCCAGAATTGCAGGGCATGGAGTTGTCGGTCGAGTTCGTATCGATGCTGGCCCAGGCACAGCGTGCCATTGGCACCAACAGCGTTGACCGATTTGTCGGCAATCTGGGCGTCGTGGCCAACATGAAACCAGAAGTGCTCGACAAGTTCAACGGCGACGCATGGGCAGATGCTTATGCCGACATGCTGGGCGTCGACCCCAACATCCTGGTTGGCGGCGAGCAAGTCGCAATGATTCGAACAGCACGCAACGAAGCACTCGCGGCCAAAGAGCAACAGGCCGCAATGCAACAGCAAGCCGTCATCGCAAAAGATTTGTCACAAGCAAAAACGACAGACCCTAGCGCCTTGACCAATGTGATCGATATGTTCTCCGGATACAACACACCCTGAAAGGAATAGCCATGCCAATGATCAACATGCAGAAACCCGCCGAGCGCGAAGAGATGCCAGGTGAATACGAAGCAGACGAGCCGCGTTACCCGTATGGCCTATGCATCACCCTGGGCAAAGACGAACTCGAGAAGCTAGGCATCACCGCACTGCCAAAAGTCGGCACTGAGATGTCCATCATGGCCAAGGCCTATGTCAAGATGACTCGTGCGTACGAGACTCAAGGCGAAGGCGAAGACATAGGCATCGAGTTGCAGATCACCGACATGGAGATCCAAGGCAACCAGCAACAGCGTAATGCTGATGCGTCGACCATGCTCTACGGTTCTGGTGAGTAACCATGCCAGCCAAGACTGAGAAGCAGGCCCGGTTCATGCGGGCCGTGGCCAACAACCCCGAGTTTGCAAAGAAGGCCGGGGTGCCTCAGTCTGTTGGCCGTGAGTTTTCACAGATGGCCGACAAAATGTACCCGGCCAAGGACAAAGAAAAGAAGAAAGGCTGACTATGCCAGGACCAGGACTTTGGGCCAACATCCACGCCAAGCGTAAGCGGATCGAGTCTGGTTCAGGTGAGCGCATGCGCAAGCCTGGCGAAGAAGGTGCGCCTACCAAAAAAGACTTCAAGGAGTCTGCGGCTGAGAAGCTGTACGGCAAAGACAAGGAGAAGAAATAATGGCACGCCAAAGGTACCAGGGCGCTCCCTGGCTATACGACGAGACGACCGGAGACATTGTTGGGGTCAAAGATCCTGATGGGTCTGAATTCTATTTTCAGCGCATACCGCGTGTCGGCCTTTTCCATGACAACGCAACGCAAGTGGCCGCACTGCCAAATACAGCCTATGCAATGACGCTTGGTGAAACTGATTTGTCTCGTGGCATATCTGTTGTTGATGGCTCCAAAATCACAGTTGATCGTGCGGCAATTTACAACATTCAGTTTTCAACCCAACTGGATAGGACAAACTCAGGCAATGATATTGTGGATATATGGTTCCGCAAGAATGGCGTAGATCTTCCTGACTCAAACACCAAAGTCACAATCAGCGGCAATGCAAATGCGTCAAAAACAGTTGCGGCATGGAACTTCTTTGGGCAAGCCAACGCTGGGGACTACTTTCAAATCATGTGGAATACGCCTGATGTCCGCGTTCGCCTTCATTACGACCCCGCAGGAACTAGCCCAACCAGGCCAATAACCCCATCTGTAATCGTCACGGTGAATGAAGTGGCGGCATGACGGTACCCGTATCCAAATGTGCAGTCGTTAGATTGGCGCCATGAGCAAAGAATTCGACCCGATCGATATCCGTGGGCAAGAGCGTGCAAAGTCCGACAAAGATATGCGCGAAAAACTAGCCCGCGATAACGAAGAGGCAGATATCAAGTGGCTCATGGGTAGTAAGAGGGGGCGTCGCGTAGTGTGGCGTCTTATGGATCAATCCGGTGTGTTCCGGCTGTCGTTCAATACCAACTCGATGCAAATGGCATTTGCAGAAGGTAACAGGAACTTCGGCAATCGCATGCTAGCGATGATTCACTCTCTATGTCCTGAGTTATATCCACAAATGGTAAAGGAGCAATCCAATGACAGAATCGCTGATGACGGATCAAGCCACAACGACCACTGAAGGCACGCCCGCATCGCAAGACGCCTCGAGCACACAACCGACGGGGGGTGAGCAACAGGCATCACAGCAACAGGCTGACGGTACGCAAAACCAGCAGACTGGCCAGGACGGCCAGAAGACTGGCAATACCGAAGGTGATCAGAACGGTGTCAAGGCCACGGCCAAAGCACCGGAAGCGTACGAATTCAACGCAGGAGAAGGCCGAGAGTTCGACCCCGAGGTGATTAAATCATTCTCGGAAATCGCCAAGGAATTGGATTTGCCGCAAGACGCCGCGCAGAAAGTGCTGGACAAAGTCGCACCAAAAATCTTGGAGCGTCAGATGCAAGCACTTGAAACTGCTCGTAATGAATGGGCCGAATCTGCTCGCACCGACAAGGAATTCGGGGGTGACAAACTCAACGATAACCTGGTTGTGGCGAAGAAAGCACTCGACTCTTTTGGTACGCCAGAATTGCGCAAGTTGTTAAACGAGTCTGGCCTGGGCAATCATCCGGAAATGATCCGCATGATGTACAGGGCAGGCAAAGCAATCAGTGAGGATCGCTTTGTTGGCGGCACTCGAGGTGGTCAGAAATCTGGCCCCAAGGGTTTCAACGATTTAGCATCAGCGCTTTATTCAAATCAGCAATCTTAAATAGGAGTCCATCATGGCTACTTTGTCGAACAACTCTCTCACCCTGGCCGATTGGGCCAAACGCGTCGACCCGGACGGTCGAGTTCCCATCGTTGCAGAACTGCTTTCGCAGAGCAACGAAATCTTGGAAGACTGCGTGTTCAAGGAAGGCAACCTGCCTACCGGCGAACGCGTCGTAATCCGTACTGGCTTGCCAACTGTTTACTGGCGTGCTCTGAACCAAGGTATTCCAAACAGCAAATCGACAACTGCACAAGTTGACGAGGCTTGCGGTATTTTGGAAGCCCGTTCTGAAATCGACAAAGACTTGGCAATGTTGAACGGTAACACCGCTCAATTCCGCCTGTCTGAAGACCAGGCTTTCCTGGAAGCAATGAACCAGACTCAAGCCACGACTTTGTTCTACGGCAACCCTGGTGTTGATCCCAAGCAGTTCCTCGGCCTTGCCGCTCGCTACAGCGACAGCACTGCCGCCAACGGTCAGAACATTCTGAAGGCCGGTGGCTCTGGTTCTGATAACACATCGGTCTATTTGGTCGTGTGGGGTGACAACACTGTGTACTGCCCGTTCCCTAAAGGTTCGAAGGCTGGCTTGGTTCACGAAGACCTCGGCGAGCAAACCGTTTACAACAGTGACGGCACTCGCATGCAGGCTTTGGCAACTCGCTACCAGTGGAAGAATGGTCTTGTCGTTAAAGATTGGCGCTATGTTGTGCGCATCGCAAACATCGATGTGTCTGACCTAATGGCCCAAACTGGCACGCAGGCTTCTACCGCCGCAACCGCGATCATCAAGTTGATGGCTCGTTCTTTGTACCGTATTCCTAACATGGCAATGGGCCGTGGCGCGTTCTACATGAACCGCACTGTGCATTCCGGTTTGGCAATTGCGGCCCTGGACAAGAGCCAATATGTTCTGAAGATCAACGAAGGCTTGAGCCAATTCGGTATGCCTTATTCTTGGCTGTCGTTCCTTGGCGTTCCGCTCCGTTGTGTTGACTCATTGCTCAACACCGAAGCGGCCATTTCTTAATTGATCAACTTAACTCTGAAAGGAACACATCATGATTACCGATAAACTGCTCCGCGTCTCTACTGACCAAGCCGTGACCACAACTGCCGTGTCGACCGATACTGTCGACTTGTCTGTTGCTCGCGACATGGGCGAAGGTGGCGACCTTTACATGAACTTCGCAATGACTGAGGCTTTCGCTGGTGGTACTTCTACCAACTTCGAAATCATCATCGCTGACAATGCCGCTCTGTCGAGCAATGTCGTGGTGATTGGCGCTTCCGGCGCGATCGTGACTGCTAGTTTGACTCTTGGCACTAATGTTGCCGTGCGTCTGAACCCGCAAATCGCATCGCTTGGTAAGCGTTACTTGGGCGCCCGCTACACCGTGTCTGGCACTAACACTGCTGGCAAGGTTGTTGCAGACATCGTTATGGATGTTCAGGACGGCAAGAAGTTCTATGCATCTGGCTTTGCCGTAGTCTAATAAGGAGAATTACACATGCCTAAATACCGCGTCACCGCACCTTGCTTTATCAACAATGGCCTACGCAATGAAGGCGAGATCGTCGACTATGATGGTCCTGCTGGCTCTGCTTTGGTCCCCATCGATGATGAAGGCAATGAGGCCAAGGTAGAAACTTCTGCAAAGAAGTGGGCACCTAAAGCCAAGCGCGGCGCTGATGAAGGCTCCGTGTAATCCTTCCTAATTGGAAGCCGTAAGTCACGGGGGGCCGCTGGGAAACCACGGTCCCCTTTTTACATTTAGGAGGCCATCATGGCATCAGTTGTCGACATCTGTAACCTTGCGCTGGCGCACCTGGGCGACAACGCCACCATCGCAAGCATCGATCCACCAGAAGGATCTGCGCAGGCAGAACATTGCCAACGCTTCTTCCCAATCGCTCGAGACACCTTGCTCGAGATGCACAGTTGGGCTTTCGCAACCAAACGAGCATACGGCGCCGAAGTTGAAAACACTTGGCCAATGTGGCAGTACGCATACGCAACGCCTAGTGATGCAATGCACATCATTGCAGTGCTACCGCCTGAAGCACGAGACGACTACAGCACCAACTTCACTCCGGAAACTTATCCGGACTTTTACACCAACTACTCACCGTCTGTGGCCGCTGGCCAATATGTCCCGCAGAAGTTCGCAGTCGAGACTGCATTTGATGGATCGCAGATTGTCCTGACCAATCAAAATCAAGCAGTCATACGCTACGCCGCACGCGTAACTGACCCAACAAAATACTCTGCATTGTTTACCAATACCCTGTCATGGCACCTTGCATCAATGCTTGCAGGACCAGTGATTAAGGGTGACCAGGGCGCCGCAGAAGCCAAGCGATGCATCACCATGATGAACTTGTACCTTGGCAAAGCAATGGAGTCTGATTCCAATGAGCGCCAGATCAAGCCAGAGCACATCGTGTCCTGGATTGCGGGGAGATAAACATGCCTAATGTGCGCACACTACAACGATCCTTTGCTGGCGGCGAGATGTCGCCAGAGATGTTTGGTCGCATCGATGATGTGAAGTACCAGACCGGCGCGGCAACGATGAAAAACTTCATTGCTACGCCACAAGGCCCAGCAGAAAACCGCGCAGGCTTTGCATTTGTCCGCGAGGTCAAAGACAGTACCAAGCGCACCAGGCTTATCCCGTTCACATACTCGACCACGCAAACCATGGTGATCGAGTTAAGCCCAGGCTTCATTCGCTTTCACACACAAGGCGGCACACTGCTGTCTGGTGGCGTGCCATACGAGATTGCCAACCCATACGCAGAAGCAGATCTGTTTGACATCCACTATGTGCAGTCGGCTGATGTGATGACGCTGGTGCATCCCAACTATGCGCCGCGTGAACTCAAACGATTGGGCGCCACCAACTGGACGCTTACCACCATCAACTTTGGATCGCCGATTGCCGCGCCCACTGGCGTGACTGCCACCCGGTACATTCCTGCGTCATCCTCAACCAACGCAGACACATACGAGACGATGAGTTATGTCGTGACTGCCATCACATCCGATGAGATTGGCGAGTCCGTCTCATCCAGCGTGGCATCAGTCACCAACAACATTTTTGTTACTGGCGCAACCAACACGATTGCCTGGTCCGCAGTGACTGGCGCATCGCGTTATCGCGTCTACAAACTGTTGGGGGGTCTGTATGGTTACATTGGAAGCACAACCGGAACGAGCATCGTTGACAACAACATCGCGCCAGATCTGTCGCTTACTCCACCCATATACGACAACGAGTTCGTCAGTTCAGGCAACTACCCTGGCGCCGTTTCGTACTTCGAACAGCGTCGCTGTTTTGCTGGCACCATCAACGAGCCACAAAAAATCTGGATGACCAAGTCAGGCACTGAGTCCAATCTCAGTTATGGCCTACCTATTCGTGACGACGACCGCATTGAGTTCCGTGTGGCCGCTCGCGAAGCCAACACCATTCGCCACATTGTCCCGCTAACCCAGTTGCTTTTGTTGACCGGGTCTGCTGAGTGGCGCGTGTCATCATTAAACAGTGACGAGATCACGCCGACCACAATCTCTGTTCGGCCACAGTCGTACATCGGCGCATCGAATGTTCAACCGGTGATCATCAACAACGCCTTGGTCTACTGCGGCGCACGCGGTGGCCATGTGCGCGAACTGGGCTACAACTGGCAGGCCAGCGGCTTTATCACCAATGATTTGTCCATCCGCTCTGCAAACCTATTTGACAACTATGAGATCAACGACATGGCATTTGCCAAGGCTCCGATCCAGATGGTTTGGTTTGTGTCGACTTCAGGCATGTTGCTTGGCTTAACCTATACACCAGAGCAACAGGTCGGCGCATGGCACAAGCACGATACCGATGGCACATTTGAGTCTTGCACAGTGGTGGCCGAGGGCAATGAGGATCGGCTGTATGTTGTCGTCAAGCGCACCATTGGCGGAGTCACAAAGCGATATGTCGAGCGCATGGCAAGCCGTCACTTTGAATCGATCGAGGGCGCATTCTTTGTTGACTCGGGCGCCACCTATGACGGCACCAACACTTCGGCAACGACCGTCACAGTCAGTGGGGGTACGACCTGGGGTCCGGCAGATGTCTTGACAATCACAGCATCGACAGCCATCTTTACTTACCCGGGCACTGGGGATGTCAATGACGCCATTGTGCTGACCGACTCGGCTGGCAACAAGTATCGCCTCACAATCCGTTCCACGACCTCCACAACGGTCGCAACGGCTCGAGTTGATGTGACACTACCCGCCGCGCTTAGAAACACCGCTACGGCCCTGTATTCGTTTGCACGCAATACGATCAGCGGCCTGACCTGGCTTGAGGGCAAGACCGTCTCGATCCTGGCTGATGGATCGGTGCAACCGCAAGAGGTTGTGACCAGTGGAGCAATTACGCTCGACCGGGCTTCGAGCATCATTCACATTGGCCTGCCATACCAGTCTGACCTGCAAAGCCTGCCACTGGCCATGGGCATTGACAATGGCATGGGCCAAGGACGCTACAAGAATGTCAACAAAGCCTGGCTCCGCGTGTACCAGTCCTCCGGCATTTTCATTGGTCCAAACCCACAAAACTTGGTCGAGGCCAAGCAACGGACGACAGAACCATACGGCTCGCCTCCTGCGCTTAAAACAGAAGAGATCCAGATTATGCTGACACCGACATGGCTTGATAGTGGCCAGGTGTATGTCAGGCAGTCTGACCCATTGCCATTGACCATCGTTGGCATGACCCTTGAGGTTGCTGTCGGTGGGTAAAGGTACCCGTAAGATCCGGTGACCCGGATACTGTTCAACCATGCAATAACCTGGTGCTGTGGAGGTAAGGTCAACACAGTCCTTCAAGCCCAGGTGAAACAGGAGATTTGACACATGGCAACCTTATTGACCGGAACCGGGACGCAGGCAATGAGCCAGTTCGGCTCCATCTTTTCTATTGGTGGAGCAGTCACTGGCGCAATTGGCTCCTACTACGCCGCCCAAAGCCAGAAGGCGCAACTGGATTCACAAGCATCCTCGATGCGATTCCAGTCCGACATCTCAGAACTAAATGCGGCCCAGGCTGAATTTACAGCCCAGCAGATCATGCGTGCTGGCCAACAAAGACAAGGCCAGATTGGCTTGCGTGCTGGCAAGATCAAGAGTTCACAGCGTGCATCGATGGCCGCTCGAGGCATTGACCTGGGTGTCGGCAGTGCTGTTGAGACGATTGCAACAACGGACCTCATGAAAGAGATCGATATGCTGACGGTCAACGCAGACACCGTACGCAGTGCCGAGTCTGCTCGACAGCAACGCCAGAACTATTTGACCGCATCAACAATGCAGGATGTTTCTGCTTCCAACTTGGCAGGCTCTGCTTCAACCATCAGCCCGTTCCTAGCGGCTGGCACAAGCATTCTAGGTAGCGCTGGATCTGTAGCCAATGCCTGGTACCAAGATCGCAAACTTGCGGCCATAGCAAGCCGTCTTGGCCTCGAATAAGGACCGACCATGGCAACAGTACCCATTTACGATTTACCGACTCAAGACGCCAGCGTAGGCAACATGCCTGCATTCCAGGCTCCTGGTGTAGAGCCAATGCGCAATTTCACTGGCGAGCAAATACAAAAAGCTGGCCAGGCAGTTCAGTCTGCTGGCCTTACTGTAGTCAAAATTGCAGACCGCTTGCAAGGCGAACTTGATGATGCGCAGGTCAAAGAACTCTACAACAACTTCGCGACTACCGCTGACGAAATTGAAACCAGATACCTGACACTCAAAGGTAGAGACGCTGTCGACAACGCAATGAAGACACGCGGTGACCTTGACGCCGCATTTAGAGATGTTGCAGACAAAGCACAGAATGATGTCCAGCGCATCATGTTGCGCAACTCTGCCAATGTGCGCTTGCGTAGTGCCAACAGTTCAATCATCAAGCATTCGCTTGTTGAACAGCGCGACTACGATGTCAAAGAAAGTGGCGCCCAAGTTGACACATTTGTCAATGACGCAATTCGCTACTCTGCTGGCTGGCGCAGTCCGGACGGCGACTTTGCAATTTACTACGGCGCGGCAAAAGATGGCGCCAACAAGCTGGCCGACAAACTTGGCTACGAGCCAAAGAGCGCACAGCGTGAGCAGTTGCTTTTAAAAGCGACCAACGCTATTCATGGCCAGGTTGTGCAAACTCAGATCGATGCGCAGAACCTTGACCAGGCACGCGACTACTTGCAACGCTACGGCAACGAAATGACGCCAGATACTTTTGGCCGTGCAAAGAAAGCGCTTGAGATTGGCACAGCCGATGTCAAAGAACAAAGCCTGGCAGAAAAATTCTGGGGCAGTAGCGGCAACAACATTGCTGGTGCTCTGAAGCTGGCTCGTGAAAATCTATCCGGCAAAGAAGAAGACCAGGTTGTACAACGCTTAAAGATTTTTGAAAACGAGCGAACCGGAATTGTTCAGGCCGCACAGAACGAAGCCAAAGACAAAGCGTGGCGCTCGTATGCAGAGACAAATAACTTTAGCAAGATCCCTGCAAGCGTGTTGGCCAGCATGGACGGCGCTGATTTGGCCAGCCTGCAACGCACAGCCAAAGCTGATGTCGAGGCACGCACCAAAGGAACTGAAGTCAAGACAGATCCAAATGTCTACTACAGGCTGACGCAAGAAGCCATGATGAATCCTGACTTTAAAGATCCAGCAAAGGTTGACTTGCGCAAATACTTTGACAAGCTGTCACCTGGTGACCGCAATCACTTTATCAATTTGCAACGCACGATTGGCACAAAAAACGAAGCGCCAGAAGCTGTCACAGTTCAACAGCAAATTACAGCCACAACCAAACAGCTTGGACTTAAAGAAGAGAAGGCCGGGATGTTTACATCCGAAGCCAACAAAGCATTGTTTGCGGCACAAGTTCAAAAAGGCGGCAAACTCGATCAAGCAGAGCGCCAAAAAGTTCTTGATGGCTTGGTGCTTGAAGGTGAAGTATTGAGTGGCTCGTTCTTCTTGCCAGATTCAAACATGCGCCGGTTCGAGGCTCGTGCTCGTGGAGATGAAGCCAAATTCAAACCAGAGTTCACTGATGCACAACGCTCTCGTGCAACCGAAGCGCTTAAACGCAATGGCGTATCAAATCCAACCAGAACGCAAGTTGATGCGGTTCTGTACGAAACCTACGGTATTGAGAAGAAGTAATAGGACACAACGACATGATGCTAGTACCTGATGATGAATTTGATGCCGCCGCCCAACGAGTTGCTGGTGTAAAAAAAGCACCGACACTTGATGAAGCCGCCGCCAATGTAATCGATGGCCAGCGCACGCAACTGCGCACCAGCCTGTATGGCGCTCTCGATTCCAATCCGGATGAAGCCGCACGCGCAAAGAATTTATCAAACAAGTCTGGCGTACCTGTCGACATCGTCCAGCGCAACTACGCGCAGGTCAACCGCACTGTGCAACTCAATGAGTTCGACGAAACGCTCAAGCGCTCGCCGTTGCTTGGCCAGTGGTTAAGCAATCCAAACAACGCCAAGATTTCACACGACGACTCTACTAACCTGGCTGGCATCGAGCGTGAATACGGCACGATCAAACCGATTGAGCGGTCATTCCTAGACGAGATTACTGAACCACTTCAGCGTGGCTACGCAAAATTTAAAAAAGCGTTTGCATTAGGTCTTGCAGACACCCCAATAATTAAGGGATTGCAAAATCAACAAAGAGCGGCGGCTGAAGCCAACGGCATCACATACGATCCAAAAATTCAGCAAAAAATTAGTCTCGACAATTACCAACGAGGTGTTGAAAAATTTCCTGTCCCTGAAAATATTCAGCGCGGTCTTCAAGAAATTGGCGAAGCTACAAATTTTAGCGAAGGTTTTTCTGCAATCATTCGCAACCCTGCCGCAGTCAAAGAAGTTATTTTTGAATCGATTGGTGTCGGCGCACCAGGCCTAGCAGTTACTGCCGCTTCAATTCCTATGGGTCCATTGGCTGTGGCTACTGCCGCAGGTACGACAAGTTTTTTGATCGAATATGCAACTACGATGGATGAGGTTATTACATCTCAAGCCGAAAAAATAAACACATCAGACGCGCTTTACCGTGTGCTTACTGATGAAAAAATAATGAATGAAGCACGCGAAAAAGGAATTAAGCGCGGTGTGCCAATTGCATTGTTTGACGCATTGACTGCTGGCATAGCTGGCAAATTACTTAAAGGCGCACGCCCTACTGTGTTGAGTGTTGGCACTCGTGTGGTTGGTGAAGGCGCTGTGCAGGCCGCAGGCGGCGCCGCTGGTGAAGCAACAGCCCAAGCGTTGACCGATGAGTTTAAGCCAGGTGAGATTTTGCTCGAGGCATTCGCAGAGATCCCAACCGCATTGGTCGAGGTGCCTGGCAACTATCGCGGCACCATGTTGCAAGCTGAGTCTGCCGAACGCAGTGCCAAAGCATTTGAAAAGGTGCAAGAGTTTTCCCGCGCCAGCAAAGTACGCGCACGCAGTGCAGAAACATTTAATGATTGGATCGGTCAAGTATCGCAAGAGACTGATGTCACCACGGTTTACATCAGCGGCGAAACGCTCAAGCAATCTGGATTGGCCGAGCGTGTGGCTGAAGTATCGCCATCCGTGCGCGAGCAACTTGACACAGCCATTGCAACTGGTGGCGACATTGCCATCCCTGTGACCGAGTACCAAACCAACATTGCACCGACCGAGTTCAGCACCGCGCTGATTGACGACTTGCGCATTGAAGGTGAGATGATGACACGCCGCGAGGCACGCGAGTTTATCGACAACCAGGCTGAGATCATGAAGACTCAGATGGAGGCCAACGCCAAAGTCGAGATGACCAACAAGGACTTTGTGAAGTCTGCGCGTGAGGTTGAGAATCTGATGTACCAACAGGTCAAAGCGACCAAGCAGTACACCGACAACGCGGCACGAATCAATGCACAACTTGTGCGTGACTTTGTGGTGACCCAATCAGCGGCACTCAAGATCATGCCGACAGAGTTCTACAACCGCTACATGTACCGCGTCGAGCGAGCAGAAGGCCAGCCTGGTGGCATGGCGCTGTTCAATCAAGACCAGCGCGTGATCACTGACAGCGTGCCATTCCGCAACTGGTTTGGCTCGTCTATTTTTCAAGACGAAAGCGGCAGACCACAAACGCTTTACCACGGCACCGCAGACAATGTGACCGCGTTTGACCTTGACAATCCAAACCGCAAAGACAGCGGATGGCTTGGCACTGGTGTGTACCTGACTGACAGCGCCGACATGGCCGAAATATATGCCATGCAAAAGCGCCGCACCGGCACTGCTGGTGAGAATGTCATGCCGCTGTATGCTCGACTCGAGAACCCTTACATGGCCACCATGGAGGACAAGACTCGCATTCGTGCTGGTGGTCGCGAAGCCGCTGATGCATTTACTGCTGAACTGCAAGCCCAGGGCTACGATGGCGTGATCATGGAGGTCGCGCCCGATGCACGCGAGATCGTCGTGTTTGACAATGCCGCAGTCAAGTCGCCATTTAACGATGGCACTTGGTCGCGTGAGAATGCAGACATCCTGCGCCAAGGTCGACAAGTGTTGCAGACTGAATCCTTGACCGACGCTGATGCAATCAATTCCGAAGAGGATGCGGAGGCTGACGATGTGGCCGCGATCGAGGCGCAAGCTGACATCCCCGAGGCTGTCGAAGACCAGGCCGAACTCAAGAACGCGCTCGAGGTGGCCAAAAGCCAGGTGTGGAACAAAGGTCGTGACCTCAAGCTGGCCATCCAGACCGCAGTGCAACAGGCCGCGACTGAGGCCGGTGTCGATGTGTCAGTGCCGTCTCCACAGACTACTGACTACCTGGTGCGCGTGGGCGTCAAGGACGCATTGTTTGCGCTTGAGCAAAACCCCAACGCAATCGGCTGGTACGACGAAAAGACACGCCAGGCGCTGGCCGTCATGGCGCTGGTCCACCCAGAGATTGCAACCAACGAAGACGCACGCTTTGCATTCACCTGGGCGCTGGCCGTCACATCCAACGGCTTGAAGGTCGACAAGAACTTTGAACTGGCTGAGAAGGCGTACAGCTACTACAAAGAAAACAAGGTCATGCCCACCAACATCAAAGGTGGCCAGGCCCAGGGCGCGATCAATGATTCGCTTGCCCTGTTCAACGAATTGGTCGGAGCCTGGGGCATCAAGAACTTGCGCCAGTTCATGCAAACCAACTTCACCGTGGGCGAGATCAGCGCAATCAGCAAAGACCTCAAGCCAGGCGGTGAGCACGCAGACACTACGGTCAAGGGCGCGGCCATCATTGGTCCAAAGATCGGCAACGGCTTTTTCTCCAACCTGTATGGCGATTTCACTTCCCTGACGATGGACCGCTGGCTGGTCCGCACTTGGGGCCGGTGGACCGGCACGCTCATTAAGAGCCTGCCCAAGCATGTGGAAACGGCAACCAACCGCCTGAACTCAGCGATCCGTAGCGCAACCCCAGAACAGGCTACAGCCCTGTCTAAAGTTATTGGGTTGGACATTGCCAACACCGAGGTCAATCGCCTGGCTGATGCCATTCAGAAGGCCTCCATGGACCCCAAACTGCGCGAGCAGATGAACGAGTCCAAGGTCGGCGAGGAAGTCCGCAAGGCGGGAAACAGCCTGGCCAAGTACAACGACGGCCAAAAGGAAGCACCGGCTGGCCCTCACGAGCGCACCTACATCCGCTCTGTCTTTGCCCAGATCCTGGCTGAGTTGCAGGCTGATCCAGCCTATGCTGACCTGACCATGGCCGATTTGCAAGCCGTGCTCTGGTACGCAGAGAAAAGACTCTACGAATCAGCCAAGGACAATAATGTTGACCAAGAGTCAACAGACGGGTATAGTGATGAAGATGCCCCAGACTACGCCAACGCCGCCGCAGGTGTTGCGCGTACCTTGGGTGTTTCCGATCGCAAGATCAACAATGCATTGAAGAAGGAGTCTAAAGATGAACGCGCAAGACGAACACGATTACAAGATGAGCAAGCGCAGGTCGCTGGAGGGGAGCAAGCAGAAGCTGGAGGCTTTACTCAAAGAGAAAAACGGCTCTTTGCAGGCGCAGTCGCAACCAGAATTGCAAGATCCAATCGAAGCGGCGATCAAAAACAATCCTGGTCTTACACGGCAAAAAGCAGTGGAGATGGCGGAAAAGTTCGGGTTCTAAAAAGCCAACTTGTCACCTACTCTCAAGAATGGAAAGCAGGCGCAGGCCTGGCCCGCGTGTACCGCAACAACGGTATCAAGGTGCCCAAGTTCTACGAGTTGGAGCAAGGCAACGCACAGAATGCACAACGATTCTCTGAATCCATCACGGCCAGCAAGCAAGCCAGTGGCGACATGGGCGCGGCTGTCTTCGTCTACCCAGTCGAGGAATACCAAGGCATGCGCCTGTTCTTGGCTGAAGACGGCCTGTCCGGTGTGGCAGTCAAACCTGACGGCGACATCGTCTCAGTGTTCTCGCAGGCTGGCGCTGGCCGCTCTGTCATGGAGTTGGCCGTGGCCGCAGGTGGTACCAAGCTGGATGCATTTGAGACGATCCTGCCTGAGTTCTACGCCGCGCATGGATTTGTTGCGGCTTCGCGTTTACCCTGGGATAACACCCAGGCGCCAGAAGGCTGGAGCAAGGAAGCATTTAAAGACTTCAACAACGGCGAGCCGAATGTTGTCTTTATGGCCTTGGACCAGTCGTACTACGGTTGGCACAAGATCAGCGACGGCAAGAAGTCCAAGACCTATGACGACGCTGTTGCAGATCAAAACCGCGCTGTAAAGCGCAACAAAAAAAGGAGAGAAGATAATGGAAAACCCGCAGTCTTTGCCCAATCAGGAACCGGAGCAGGCGGCGTTCAACGCCTACGAGCAAGCGATCTCGATGTTACCCAGCGATACGGGACAGCCAGGGATGGAGCAACTTCAGTCCTTGGTATCCACTATTCAAAAGAACCTCGAAGCAGTCTTACCGGATTCGCCTACGACACAGGCTTAAAAGGCGCTGAAGCTGGCCGCTTGGCAGGTGGAGATCCTCGCCTGGCCAACCGAGTTCACTTCTATGTCGACACCGGCAATGGCATCAGGCCAGAGGCTGGCGTTGGCGGTAATGTCCACGCCATTTACTTGGACAACCTTTACGACGCGTCGGCTGACCCGCTGGGCATCCGTGCCCAAGCATCAACCGGTGGCCGTGACGACGCAGGTAAATGGTTCAACGATGTAGAGGCCGCAATCATTGATGCCGGGTTCGATGGCGTCTACATCCCAGGCGCTGGCGGTGACCAGGGCGTTGCTGTGCTTTTGGGGCCAACACACACCAAGGTGCCAGTCGAACAGCATGGCATGCACTCAATGCCATCACAGGGCGCCTATACGACGCCTGCAAGCACCAAACGCAAGTACGCGATGCTCACCCCTGAGATCCGTAAATTCGAGGCCCAGGAGGCTCAAATCAAGGCGGCGGCACCATCCGCTGACCTGCGCTCTGGCACGCTGACTTTTGACGATGCCGATGCTGAAGCTATAGCCAAGTTTTTCCCGCCAGCGGCGCAGGCTCAAATATTCCGTCAACCAGAACGCGGTGGGTTCGATCCGAAACGATTGACCACAATCCTCAACGAGAAGGCGGATATGTCCACCTTCCTGCATGAGACTGCCCACTTCTTCCTGACGGTTTACGCTGACATGGCCGCACGGCCAGACGCGACCGCGCAAAACAAAGAAGACATGCAGACCATTCTTGATTGGTTTGGCATCAAAGACCTGGCCACCTGGAACGCGCTGTCTCTTGATGAGCAACGCAAGTACCACGAGTCATGGGCATACAACTACGAAATCTATTTGTTTGAAGGCAAAGCACCAAGCCTGCAAATGCAATCGATGTTTGAGCGATTTAGCGCCTGGTTGCGCCGCGTCTACAAATCGATTCGCGACGAACTCAATCAGATCTATCGCCAAGAAAACGGCGAAGACCTGCCAATCCTGACCGGCGAAGTCCGCCAGGTTATGGACCGGATGCTGGCCAGCGAAGAGCAGATCAAGCAGTCCGAAGCAGTCAACAGCATGGTGCCGATGTACCAGAGCCAAGAAGAGTCCGGCATGCCTAACGAAGAGTGGGCCGCTTACCAGGCAATGATGGCTGAAGCTACAGAGGCATCAATTACGGAGTTGACACAGGCAAGCCTGCGCCAATTGAAGTGGCTGGGCAATGCTCGTTCTCGCGTACTCAAAGAGATGCAGGCAAAGACTGCCGACACCCGCAAGGGCGTGCGCGAAGAAGTGGCCGCAGAGGTTCAAGAGGACCGCGTCTACCTGGCCATGGAATTCTTGAAGCGCGGCATCACCAAAGATGAAAACGGCCAAGACATACAAGCGCTGACTGGCCACAAACTCAAAATCGCCGATGTCAAAGCGCTGTACCCAGAAAGCAAAGAGTCGCTGACACCTGCGCCTGACCTGACCAAACTTGGTTATGGCAAGTACGGCATGCTGGCTGAAGACGGTTTGCCGCCTGACCTGGTGGCATCGATGTTTGGCTTTGATTCTGGCGACCAGTTGGTCCGCTCATTGCTCGAGGCCAAGCCAATCAAAGAAGAGATTGATGGCCGCACTGATGAACGCATGATGGCTGAATTCTCTGACTTAATGGACCCTGCCAGCATTGAGTTGGAAATCCAAAAGGCATTGCACAACGAAGCACGCGCCCGCTTTGTGGCCGTCGAGTTGCGCTACCTGGCCAAGGCAACACAGCCTGCACGCTTGATGATTCAAGCCGCAAAGACTGCGGCCAAATCAATCATTGGCAACAAGGTAATCAGCGAGATCCGTCCGCGTGACTACACGCTGGCAGAAGCCCGCGCATCGAAAGAAAGCATCAAGGCATCAAAGGCTGGCAAAACTACTGAAGCCGCAAAGGCCAAACAGAATCAATTGCTGAACAATCAGTTGTCGCTCGAGGCAGTCAACGCACGCAAGGAAATTGACAAGGCTATTGATAGCTTTGCCAAGATCTTTAAGGCCGATGCGAAGATGGCCAAGAACCGCAACATTGACCTGGTCAACGCCGCACGCTACATCCTTGGCCACTACGGCCTTGGCCCGCGTGATGTCGACCCAGCAAAGTTTGTGGAGCAACTCAAGTCCTACAACCCAGACCTGTACGCAGACATCGAGCCGATCTTGCTTGAGTCAACTGGTGGCCCGCGCAACTACAAAAAACTCACGCTCAACGAATTCCGTCAGATGAAGGAAATTGTCGATGCGCTGTGGTACCAGTCCAAGCGTGAAAACGAAGTGATGATTGAGGGCAAAGCAGTTGCTCTTGATTCGATCATTGCCGAACTGAATGCGCGACTTGACGAGATCGGTGTGCCTGAAGAGGTTGCCGGTGAACGCATGGCGCCTGGTCCAAAAGAAAAAGCCATCCGCGCTTTGTACAACGCCAAGGCATTGACCCGCAAGGTCGAGCACTGGGCTGACGCAACAGACGGCCCTGGTGGCCCTGGTCCATTCACCAATTACATCTGGCGCCCACTGCGTGCGGCTCTTGACCAGTACCGCGTCGATCGCAACCGCTATGTCAAAGACTATGTGGACATGATCGGCAAGCTGGACCTGCCAGTGCAAAAGATCACTGCACCTGAACTGAACTACACATTCGGCAATGAGAACGGTGGCATCGGTAAAGCAGAGGTGCTTGGTGCATTGATGCACATTGGCAACGACAGCAACATGAAGAAATTAATTGCTGGCCGTGGCTGGGGGCAGATCAATGAAGACGGCTCTGTCGACACGACGCGCTGGAATAGTTTTATGAACCGCATGATCGACGAAGGCGTGCTGACCAAAGCAGACTTCGACTTTGTGCAAGCTGTATGGGATCTAAATGAAGAACTCAAGCCTATGGCGCAAGAGGCGCATCGCGAGATTTTCGGCTACTATTTTAAGGAAGTCGAATCGCGACCTGTGGTTACACCGTTTGGCACATACCGTGGTGGCTATGTTCCGGCGAAGACTGACCCGTTCATAGTTCGCGACGCACAGCGTCAAATGAAGATGGAGGAACTCGAGTCCGACTTCCGGAACTCGATGCCAAGCACTGGCGCCGGGTTTACGAAGTCTCGCGTCGAATACAACAAGCCTCTATCTTTGGACATCCGCGTGATGGCCAAGCACATCGATGATGTGATTCGCTTTGCACGCGTACAGCCTACGATCCGCGACACACTCAAGATCATTCGCAAGCGTGACTTTGCAGACACGATCACCCGAATCGATCCGACTGTGATCGAGGACATGATCTTGCCATGGCTCAATCGATCTGCTCGCCAGATCACGAGCGAGGTCGGCATGAACCGAAGCGTCGACAACTTCTGGCGTGCTGTTCGCACTCGCACTGGTATCGGCATCATGTTTGCCAACATCACCAACGCATTGCAACAGGTGACTGGTTTCTTCCCTGCATTGCTCAAGGTTGAAGGCAAGTACATGAAGACGGCCCTGGTCGACTACATGAAGAGTCCAACAGCGCAAGCTGAGTTTGTTGCTGAGTTGTCGCCGTTCATGGCTGACCGCATGAGCAATCAGATGATCGAAGTGCAGGACATGATGAATGACCTGCTGATCAACCCAACGAAGTTTGACAAGATCCAGAAGTGGTCCAACAAGCATGGCTACTTTTTGCAACAGGCTTTCCAAAACTTTGTGGACATCGTGACCTGGGTTGGCGCGTACAACCAAACCGTCACAGATCTTGGCGCCAATGTTGATGAAAAGTCAGCAAGCAATGAGGCAATCAAGCGAGCAGACGCCGCAGTGCGTATGACGCAATCTAGCTTGTTGCCTGAAGACTTGTCTGCCTTTGAAGTCGGATCGCCGTTCTACAAGACGCTGATTCAGTTCTATGGCTACTTCAACATGATGGCCAACCTGAACGCCAACGAGTACATCAAGATCTTCCGTGACCTTGGATGGCGTGGCCACAAGGGCAAGCTGTTCATGACCTACCTGCTCGGCTTTGGCTTGCCAATGCTGGCCGCTGACGCCATCGTGCGCAGTCTGGGTGGCGGCTGGGACGACGATGATGACGACGGCTACCTCGATGTCTTCATGAGTTGGTTCCTTGGGTCACAATTGCGTGGTGCTGTTGCCCTGGTGCCGTTTGGCTCTGCGGCAATCGTGCCATTCAACGCCTTCAACAACAAGCCATACGATGACCGCATGACCACCAGCCCGTCTGTATCGACGCTGGAAGGTGCGACCATCGGTGTAGTAAAAGCCGGTATCAACATTGCAGATCCTGACAAGGATGTGACGGGCAAGAATGTCCGAGACATCCTGACATTGATCAGCCTTGTGACCGGCATCCCCGTTACCGTGCTCGGCAGACCTATTGGTTATGCCATTGAAGTCGAGCGCGGGAAGATTGAACCAACCTCTTCTGCCGACTACATTCGCGGCCTTGCCACTGGCAAAGCAAGTGAATCGTCGAGACAGTAAGGTACCCGTATCCACAACCAGAATGCTTAGTCTCTTCACAATTGTCCAGGAGTTCCGCCCATGACCATCAGTTCAAATAGCCGGAAAGCCGGTCCGTTCATTGGTAACGGGACAGCCGCGACTTTCCCCTTTACATTCAAGGTCTTTCAGGCTTCTGACCTGGAAGTCGTAAGACTCACCGTCGCTACCAATGTGGAGACGGTGCTTGTGCTCGGCACCAATTACACCGCATCGGTCAATGAAGACCAGAATTCAAGCCCTGGCGGCACGATCACGCTGTCTGCTGGCGCCCTGGCGGCTGGCTTTAACCTGGTCATCACCTCGGACATTGAAAACCTTCAGCCGACCGACCTGACCAACCAGGGTGGCTTTTACCCTGAAGTGATCACCGACGCGCTGGACCGTGCAACGATTCAGATTCAACAGCTTCAAACCTCTGTCAACCGTGCGGCCCTGTTGCCAATTACGAGCGACGCAGATGCCGCGTCCTTGGTGGCCGACATTGTCCGCCTGGCTGACAGCGCAGACAACATTGACACCGTTGCAAACAGCATTGCCAATGTAAATGAAGTAGGCGACGACATTACCAATGTCAACATCGTTGCAACCAATATCAGCAATGTGAACACCGTTGCCGGTGTGTCCGCAAATGTGACCACTGTGGCCACTGACATTGCGGCGGTCAACACCGTAGCGTCTGACTTGAATGAGCCGGTGTCTGAGATTGAAACTGTTGCAACCAACATCACGAATGTAAACACTGTCGGTACTAACATTGCCAGCGTCAACACTGTGGCCGGTATCCAGGCCAATGTGACGACCGTGGCTGGCATCTCTGCCAATGTGACAACCGTGGCCACCAACAGCGCCGCAGTGACTACTGTGGCAACTGACATCTCCGCAGTGACTACCGTGGCCAACGACCTCAATGAGCCTGTCTCTGAGATCGAAACAGTTGCCACGAATATTGCCAATGTCAACACAGTTGGCACAAACATCGCAAGCGTCAACACGACTGCCGCAAACAACACGAACATTACGACTGTTGCAACCAACATTGCTGATGTCGGCACGGTAGCAACCAACATTGCGAATGTGAACTCGGTCGCAAGCAACTCGACCAACATTAACGCAGTGGCTGGAAACAGCACAAACATCAACGCTGTCGCGACGAACTCAACAAACATCAATACTGCCGCGACAAACATCGCCGCCATCACGACTGTTGCCAATGACTTGAACGAGCCAACCAGCGAGATCGATGTCGTTGCAAACAACATTGCAAGCGTCAATACCGTCGGCACCAACATTGCTGATGTATCGACCGTTGCAGGCGTTGCAGGCAATGTGAACACTGTCGCAGGGATTGCGGCCAATGTGACTACGGTTGCAGGTATCAGCGCGAATGTCACGACTGTTGCTGGCATCTCGACCTCTGTGTCTGATGTTGCCGCGATTGATACCGATGTGACGGCTGTTGCCGCAATTGATTCTGATGTCACTGCGGTGGCCGGTGTTGCATCTGACATCCCAACTGTTGCGACCAATGTGTCCAACATCAACGACTACGCCAACACCTACCAGGGCGCCAAAGCAACTGCACCTACGCTACGCAATAACGGCGGCGCACTGCTTGAAGGTGACATGTACTTCAACACGACGAGCGACACAATGTTTGTGTACGGCTCTGGTGGTTGGGTGCCTGCTGGCTCGAGCGTTAACGGCACAAGTCAACGCTACAAATATGTGGCCACCTCTGGCCAGACTTCATTCTCTGGCACTGATGCCAGCGGCAACACGCTGACCTATGACGCAGGCTTCATCGATGTGTACTTGAACGGCGTTCACCTGGACCCTACAGACTACACAGCAACAACCGGCACAAGCATTGTGCTTGGCTCTGGCACGGCGCTTAACGATGAACTTTATATTGTTGCGTTTGGCACATTCAATGTGGCGTCGTTCAACGGCTCTGGCCTTGACGACAACACAGTTAACATCAGCAAATTAAATGCGACTGGCACGCGCAGTGCATCTACATTCTTGGCTGGTGACAACACCTTTAAGACTGTGGCTGTAACGCCAACTGCTGTAAGTGACCAGGCAAACTCAAGCACTGGCTACTTTGCTTTGCCATCAGGCACAACTGCACAAAGGCCTGCTTCTCCAGTTAACGGAATGGTTCGCTACAACACCTCAAATAGTGAATATGAAGTTTATCAAGCTGGAAATTGGAAAGCGATGACAACGCAATCAGCCGGTTTATATTCTGTTGAGTACCTACTTGTTGCTGGCGGCGGAAGTGGCGGTGGGTATGTCAGCGGAGGTGGTGGCGCTGGCGGTCTTTTGTCTGGTACTTCTGTAGTCACAGCTTTAACCGCGTATGGAATTACAGTTGGCGCTGGAGCCGCTAGATCAACCTTAGGCAATTTAGGCGCGTCAGGAAACAATTCTGTATTTAATTCATTAACTGCAATAGGTGGTGGCGCTGGAGCAATTGGCGGTGGAGGGGTTGGCGTTGCAACTTCAGGCGGTTCTGGTGGAGGAGGTGGCTCGTCAGTTAATACACCAACAGGGGGATCTGGAACTGCTGGACAAGGTTTTGCTGGCGGCAACAGTGGATTTTCGTCAGGAAATTATCCTTCAGCAGGAGGAGGTGGCGCTGGCGCTGTTGGACAAAGTCCTGCTGGAGCAGGTTCTGCTGGTGGCAATGGTGGTGTCGGCGTAAATTGGCAATCGCTTGGCACTTTCTACGCGGGAGGTGGCGGTGCAGGAGCATCATCTTCCGGCGGTACAGGTGGCTCTGGCGGCGGTGGAAACGGCGGTGAATTCAATGCAAGCACACCGGGTACTGATGGCGGCGCAAACACTGGTGGTGGTGGTGGAGGCAACGGTAATGGCACTTATGGTGGAGCAGGAGGTTCTGGCATTTCCATCATTCGCTATCTCGGCGCACAGCGCGGCACCGGCGGAACAGTGACAAGCGCAGGCGGTTACACCTACCACACCTTCACTTCGTCCGGCACCTACACAGCATAAGGAATCGATATGAGCAAAGCACGAAATTTATCGCAGGTGATTGTCGACTTAGGTGGTGACATCAACGCATCATCGCTCGACAATGTGACGCCTGCATCTATCAGCGACAAAACCAACACAAGCACGGGATCGTTTGATATTCCTGCTGGAACTACAGGAGAGCGGCCTGGAACTCCTGCAAATGGAATGATCCGATTTAATTCTACTGACAACAATTTTGAATATTACGACGGGACAAAATGGAGGCAACCTGCTGATGCTCCATACACAGTGGAATATTTGCTTGTTGCTGGAGGAGGATCTGGAGCAAGATCACCCAATGTCGGCGGAGGTGGTGGTGGCGCTGGAGGCGCAGTTGATTCAAGCCTAATAGTTTCACCTAACACGGCATATTCTATTGTTATTGGCGGTGGAGGAACTGCTTATTCTGCAAGCGATGGCGGTGGAAATAATGGATCAAATACAACCGCTTTTAGTACCACTTGCATTGGAGGTGGAACTGGTAGTTATTACCAGGTAAGCCCTGGTTATGTTTCAGCAACTTCAGGAGGTTCTGGAGGCGGTGCCGGTTGGTCAACATTAACCGGTGCTTCTGGAACTTCCGGTCAAGGAAATGCCGGAGGAAGTTTAACTTTTAGCGGAGGGCAAGTTAATTTGCCAGCCGGAGGTGGTGGTGGAAAATCTGCTGTTGGTGTAACTATTGATGGCACAGTTACTACAAATGGCGGTGCTGGTGGCGCTGGTATTAACTGGAAATCTCTTGGCACTTCATATGCAGGTGGCGGTGGTGGCGGAGCGTCTAATGGTACAGGCGGTGCTGGTGGCGCGGGCGGTGGTGGCGCGGGCGGAAGTGCTGGCTCGTTTGCAGGTGTTAACGGATCACCAAACACTGGCGGAGGTGGAGGTGGAACACATCCAACTGGATACGGTACAAGTCCATCTTTCCCATCAGGTGGTGGAGGTTCAGGTGTTGTCATTGTTCGTTACCTTGGAGCACAGCGCGGCACTGGCGGCACGGTCACATCATCCGGCGGATACACAATTCACACATTTACATCTAGCGGAACATTCACTGCATAACAGGAGAAGCACATGGCACATTTTGCAAAAGTAAACAACGGCATCGTCGAGCAAGTCATTGTCGCCGAGCCAGAATTTTTTGACACCTTTGTGGACTCGAGTCCTGGTCAATGGATTCAAACCTCATACAACACGCATGGCGGTGTTCACGCAAACGGTGGCACGCCACTGCGCAAGAACTACGCTGGCATTGGTTACAGCTATGACGCAACGCGTGATGCATTTATCCCGCCAAAGCCATACGCAAGCTGGCTATTAAACGACGACACATGCTTGTGGGGCGCACCGGTTGCAATGCCAACTGATGGCGGTCGCTACACATGGAACGAATCAACTCAAGCCTGGGACACAGTCCCTGACGAACAGCCATAAAAAAAGGATAAGCAATGGACCAGACGCTTTTTAACTGGGTAGTGGGTGTCTGCGGATTTCTTGGAGGCTGGATCTTGAAAGTTATCTGGGACGCAATCAAAGAACTCAAGAGCGACATTCGTCAAATCGAGCGCGACTTGCCAGAGGTCTATGTGCGCAAGGATGATTTCAAAGAAGCAGTCCGCGACATCAAGCAGGACATGAAAGATGGCTTCAACAAAATTGACAACACGCTTGGTTTGATCTTTAAAAAACTTGAGCACAAAGAAGACAAGGACTAAAAATGTGCCTGATCAATTTGGAATAACTGAAGGTGTAAAAGCATTATCCAGTTCTTTGGATGCCAGCAGAGAAGTTTCAAAGGGGCTATCTAAAAGCATAGAAGGGATTCAGAAAGACGCATCTGATGTAGCGCAACAGAAAGCACAAGAAAGACGCAGAGAAGTTAGAGAAGCAGAGTTTAAAAAAGAACGAGCACTGATTAGGGCGCTTGAGCAATGGAAGCACAAGAAACAAATTTCAGATGAAGAAGCAAAGTTAAAAATTGATTTTGTAAAAAAGTACGGTGCAAAAGAATGGGAAGCCTTACTAAAAATAAAACTTGACATTGAAAACATGGAAAGAAAAAACAATGAAGACTTTCAACATGATCTTAAAGAAGTTAGGCGAGTACAGTTTATGTGCTTTGCGTTGGCTTCAATCATTGCCTGGTACCTTACTTGGGGCATTAAGTAAATTTAAATCAAAGCCATAGCAATGATCGACGCTACACCACTACCGCCACCCCCACCCGCCATTGTTTACTATCAATGTGTGCGCTGGACTTGGACGGGAGATGTGTACAACAGAAAAGTTGTTTGCCTTGAATGGGTGAAAAAATGATCGATCCATTCACAGCACTTGCCGCAATCCAGACTGCTGTAAAGCTGGTCAAAACTGCCGCCAAAACCGTGCAGGATGTTGAATCCCTTGGACCTGTACTTTCCAAGTTCTTCACAGCCAAGGCCGACGGCATAAAGGTTCTTCAGCAGTCCAAGACCAAAGGCTTTAAAGGCAGTGCAATGGGTCAAGCCATTGAACTAGAACTTGCAATTGAACAAGCCAGGGCGTTTGAAGAAGAAGTAAAAATGCTTTTCTTTCAAAGCAATAAGATGGATGTCTGGCAGAAAATCGTGGCTCGTGCCGCAAGCATAGACAGAGAAGCGGCCCATGATGCACGCCGTGCAAAAGAAGCTAAAAAGCGGCGCAAAGAAGAGATTGACGAAGTAATTACAATTGCCCTTGCTGTATCCTTGTTGGCAGTTCTGTTGGGTGGTATGGGCTGGTTTGTTTACGACGCTGTGCAACAGTGCGGCGGCAAGTGTGGTTTTCAGAAAGGATAATTATGTTTCCCCTTACAGCATTATTTGATGTCGGCATGAAAGTGCTCGACAAATTTATTCCAGACCCAGAAGCAAAAGCAAAAGCACAGCAAGAACTTTTGAAGATGCAACAAGAAGGGCGCCTGGCTGAACTGAATGCTGACAACATCGAGGCACAAGAAATTACCAAGCGCCAGCAAGCAGACATGGGCAGTGACTCATGGCTGTCTAAAAACATCCGTCCTATGACGCTGATTTTTATCCTGGTCACATACACAACCTTTGCAATGATGTCTGCGTATGGCATCGACACAAATGAAAAGTATGTCGAGTTGCTTGGCCAATGGGGCATGCTGATCATGTCGTTTTATTTTGGTGGCCGCACTCTTGAAAAGATTATGGACATGCGTTCTAAGCAACCAGCAAAGGAATAATCATGGCATTTATACTTTCACAAAAAAGCATTGCTCGCCTTGATGGCGTTAAAGATTCATTGATTGATGTGGTCACTCGCGCAATTGAAATCAGCACGGTTGACTTCGGTGTCACTGAAGGCTTGCGCACTACCGAGACACAACGCAAATATGTTGAGACTGGCAAAAGCCAGACAATGGAGTCCAAGCATTTGACCGGCGACGCTGTGGACCTGGTGGCCTACATCGATGGCCAAGTGTCATGGGAACTCAATCTGTATGACAACCTTGCCGACGCAATGAAGCAGGCCGCAATTGAAAAGAATGTGGCCATCCGTTGGGGTGCCGCATGGAATGTGCCGGACATCCGTATGTGGCGTGGCACGATGGAAGAGGCCATGAACCACTACATCGATGAGCGTCGCAAGCAAAACAAAAGGCCGTTCATTGACGGCCCACATTTCGAACTGGTTTAGTTGTCTCCTTCCCGTCAGGCTTTAGCAGTTGCCAAACTCCTTCACGACGGTTAGCCCCAGGGTTTGCGCCCTGGGGTTTTTTTTCACCTGGGTGCGCATGTGACATCAATGACGATGTCTGCTGAGTACCCGTTGACTTTGCGTTTTCCATACATCATGACGGCGCGAAGCCCTGTTGTTTCACATTCACGAACCGCAGTGATAACTTCGTTGCGGCTTAATGAGTGAATCTGTTTATCAAGAATCAACTCCTGCTCGACTGGTGTGGGTGGCATTGGCTTGTTGCTTGCGCACCCACTGATCCAGCCAAGGGAGCAGACAATCAGGATCGTGATCATTCTGTTCCTCATGGCTTTCCTTATTTGTTGTCAGTGGTAAATCGGTTGCTCTTCTCGAAAGCCTCGACATCGTCGATGCGGTAACGCACCTCGCTGTTTCGGCCATCGCCCAGTTTGATGTAAGCCGGTCCGATGTTGGCCACCCGCCACTTGCGCAGGGTGTTATCGGCGACCTTCCATCGCTCGCACAATTGTTTAGGCGTCAGTAGTTGAGACATTGGGCACCTCCGGTTGTGTGATTTCGCCAGTTGCCTGGTCAATGACATCATCCGCTGGCTGGCCCATAGAGGCCTTCAGGCGGCTCAAAGGGGCTTGCTGGGCCTCTGGTACCGGCGTGATGTTTACGGCCTCTCTGCGCTCCACCTGGACAAATCCTGATGCCTCGTTGTCGTGCGCGATAACCTGGTCCAGATCTGCGCTCGATGGCAGGCGCTTGGCCATGCGACGAATCACAGTTTTCTTGGCCATCTCATCCCACCATTCAACCCATGGGCCAAACTTGCCTGCCCGGCTGGCGGCTCGCACCTTCTCAACATCGGACACGCTCATCACCTCGCGGTAGATCGCGCCGTCCTTGGTCTTGGCCACAGCGTACACAGCGATTGGCTTGCCTCGATCCTCGCCCAGGAATGGCTTGTGAACGATGTTCTCGTTGTCGCCCAACTCGTACTCGAAGTGGTCCTTGTCGTACGCCACCTGTGCGCTGATGCTGGACAGTTCGCCTGAGTTGCGGATCTTTTTCAAAATGCCGCCGACCATAGGCATGTACTGGACCTTTTTGCCTTCCTTGGTGTTGAAGATTACGGGCGCGGCTTCACGGCCATCCAACAGCAGGCCATCTTGTGCGGCCTTCATGCACGCGCCCAGCAGTGAGCGGCGATCGGCGCCCAGCAGGTCTGGGTTCATTTGCACTGCGGTCAGTGTGGTGCGGATAAACTTCTCGACCGGGATCTGCGGTGGCAGTGCGGCCTGAAACTCTGCCTGCATGCGCACAAGGGTGCCGCGCATTGCCTCGATGGGTGACAGTTCGGTGCTGGTAGTCATGCTTTGTCTCCTTCAAATTTCAATTGGTCTTGCTCAGTCACGACGCTGGCCACTTCCAACTGTGTGCCAGTGCCCATGAGTTTGGCTACATCGATGGGCCTGGCCACATCAACCTGGAACATCTTTCCTGCAACATGGCGCAATGCCTGTGCCTGACTGATTGCTTGGACCAGGTGTGTTTTGGTGCCGCTGGTGACTTTGTAAATGCGTTGCTCGGTTGCCATGGTTTACTTCTCCTTCTTTGAATAAAAACGGAAACTGCGGTAGCCCTCGGTTGCGCCGATGACTGTGCCGACCATCTCAGGTGTGATGAGAGTGCCTGATCGGCCTTTGACTTGCCCCGTCGATAGCGAGCCAAAACTGGTTAAAACTTTGCTGGCGCGGCCAATGCGCTCTAGGATCTCTGCGCGTTTCTGGTCCTTGATCTTGTCCAGATCGCTGGCCTCTCTGCGCACAAACTCAAACTGCTTGATCATGTCTTCAAGTTCAGCATCGGCCTCGGCCACCAAACCTTCGTCGGCGCCATTGCGCAATTGCTTGATGATGAACTCGGCGTCCCTGGTGTAGTCGGCTGATGGCGCGGTATTGGCTTGCACAAGATTCCAGAACTCGCTGGTGCGTTCGCGTATACTTTTACCAATGTCCCGATCGCGATTTCGGAGGACTATCTTTTGCTCATTTCCGCCAACAAGGGCCACAATTGCGCACCAGTTGTAGTCGGCAATTTCCATTTGATGCTGGACCTGCAACTCGATGTGCTCGGGCGCCTCGATGTTGCCGTTGCCGTCGTCGATCCATGACTTCTGATATTGCACCCAGTCGACATTCTTAACCTCGAGAATGCCCGGGCCATTGGCGCTGGACTTGATCTCAAAGTCAAAGCTGGACCCAATTCGTGCGGCCTGGTCGCGCATGTACACATTGAACTTGGCAATATTCCAACCCATGTCTTCGGCGGCGCCGTGCGCGATGGCCGACTCCAGGCGGTTGCCCCACTTCATGCGCTCGTTGGGTTCGAACTTGACGGTCACGCCGTCGCGCTTTTGGTGGAACAGTTCAAACTCAGTCAAGTAAGGCGACAGGCCAAACAAGGCCGACACCTCGGTGCTGGTCACATCCTTGGCCCGCTCGGCAAGCCACTGCTTTTCACTCTCAATTTCGATTCTTTGAATAGTCATCAATTATTCTCCATGTGTTCATAAATCAATTCCTGGATCGCGTCCTCATCTCGCGCTGTGAGTTTTTTCTCAAGCCACTTGGCGCGGTAGCCTTTGCGGTCCAGGATCTCAAAGTCCCCTGACCCACCTTCTGCCGGGTAGCAGTTCTCAGGTAAGCCAGAGGTATACGCTGGCGAGTAGCCCTCGTAATCGGTGACGCCGACGATGCAAGGGATGCCGCACACGCGGTGCTCGATCTCGGCGATGTAGCTGTTGCGCTTCACAGCATCACCCGCAATTCTTCAGCTTCCTCGCTGGTTGAAAAGCAAGTAATGATGACCTCGTGGCCACGGGCGTCGGTGATGGTGATGTCTCTCGTGTACAGCGGAGTGTTGCCATTGATCTCGCGAACTTCGCTGATGACGATTGACTTGGTGTTGTGGATGCTAATGTCTGCCATTTGTATCTCCTTGTGGTGATGTGTTGAAATTCTACTCTATTTCGTTGACGCTGTGTCAACAACTTTTGATTCCCAGTACGGATCAAATGCGAACGGCGCCTCGACTGTCGGACGGCCATCGATGTTTGATTTGAAGATTGAGCGCGACTGTGTTGGGTACTTGGCCAAGATTTCCATGGACTCATACGACACCGGGAAATACAAGTCCGACTGCCAGTTGCTGACCTCGATGCCTGCCTCGACCAGGTCTGTGTATAGGCTCATGATCTGCTCCCTTGGTTTTCAACGATGTCGCCTGCCGCGATCCAAAGGATGCGCTGGATGTTTTGCTCGTGGTCGGCCAACTCCTGCTCATCCCAGGCGCCGTACTCGGCCAACTCTTTGCGCAATGCGGCTGGATCGATGCGCTCCAACTGGCGGCGAATCTTGCGGTTGTTGGACAGCGCCATGACATCGTCGTCGCATTGGCCCTGGTGCGATGCTGACTGGGCCTGCGCCATGGTCATCTGAATTTCGATCGTGCCGTGTGAAGATGTGAACCACATGATCAAGCCCCCACTTTTACAAACTCGATCTTGCCCAGGGCTTTTGCGGCCCGTAGCAGGCGGCTTTCCTCGGCAGGCAGGCAATACCCGTCCTCGATCAAGCGCTGTGCCTGACGGCCAAACCAGCCTTGCAGTTGCCAGGCCAAGCCAGTGTCAATCAATGTCTGCCAGGCCTCGATGACCTGGTCGTTGCTGTCTGCCTCAATGAAGCCTTCTGCGATGCCGGTTGCTGTGTATGAATCCATGGTGATCTCCTTAAAATGGTGCGTCTGGTAGGGTGCTGATGTCGAACTTGGGTTTGCGGCGACGAGGCACTTTGCGTGTGATGTGCGGGTAGGACGGCTTGTCCCAGACCCAGCGCACCACGGCGCCGTCGTCATCCAAGATGCCGTACTGAATCATCGTGCTGTGGTCTTGATGCTGAACACAGCAGTGGTGCTGGTGTACGACGCGATGGTGTCGGCAGAGATGCCCTGCTCCTTGGCCAACTTTTTCCAGTCGGTGACAGCGCGGTCAGCTTCGCAATAGGTCGACTTGAACAGGGCGCCTTCAAATACAGTCGCGCCGCCTTTGCTGGCCACATCTTTCATGGCGTCTTTGAGGGCGTCGGCTTGCTTGGTAAGCGTGGCGATCTGGGCAAGCAGTGTGCCGAGTTCGTCAGCAGAAGCGGGGGTGTTGTTAATTGCGGTCATAGTAGGGTTCCTTCAAAATTCGACTGCTTGATTGCTGTCGATATGGTGATCTTACATCAACACATATCCACAACGCAATACCTATTCCGAGTGATTTATGTGGGTATTCGTTCCGCCCAGGTAAATCAAGGGTTCACAAGGTGTTGCGCCTGTGTCATCATTGAGGGATGAACAACACTTTGAACAATCACACCTCGCCAGTTGAACTGGCCATCGACATGTTTGGCGGGGTACGCAAACTCGCCCGTGCCCTCAACCGCGATCCTGCCGCAGTGTCTCGCTGGCAAAAGTCAGGCATCGTGCCAACCGCCATACAGCGTCGCCTTCTGGAATTAGCCTGGGAGCGGGGCATCGACATCACTGCGCACGACATCGTGTTTGGGCGCGAAGTCAATGATTGAACTGGTGCTGGGCTGGCCACCGTCTGAACTTTCGCCCAACAAGCGCCTGCATTGGTCCAAGGTTTCCAAGATCAAAGCCGCATACCGGCAAGCCTGCTGGGCCATGGTGCTCGAGCAAGCGGGAGCCGTAAGACCTGACATTGCTGGCAACATGCACCTGGTGCTCGAGTTCGTGCCGCCCGACCGGCGCAGTTACGATCGAGACAACCTGGTGGCCAGGATGAAGTCTGGCCTTGACGGCGTCGCTGATGCACTCAAGATCAACGACAAACAATTCACAACACTGACTGCACGAGTGGACGCGGGGCAGATCGGTGGTTTCGTACGCGTCCAAATTTCGAAGGAATCCAACGAATGAACATTGCAATACTGACCGGCAACCTGGGGCGCGACCCCGAACTGCGCCAGCACAACGGCGACAACATCCTGAACTTTGCCATTGGCGTGGCCATCGGCACCAAAGACAAACCCGAAACCATGTGGGTGGACTGCGCACTGTGGGGTAAGCGGGCAACCACTCTGCAACAGTACATGGCCAAAGGCCAGCGCTTGACCGTCAGCGGCCCGATCAAACTCGAGGAATACAAAGCCAAGGACGGCACGCCAAAAACGCGCCTACGCCTCTCTGTGGACCAGATAGACCTACCGCCAAAGGGTGATGCTCCAGCACGGCCACAGCAAACGCAACAAACGCAACAGCCTGCTGGTGACATGGCAGACATGGACGACGACATCCCATTTTGAGGTAATGAAGTGCCCCGTATGTCAGGCCTGGACTATCGTGAAAGAAACCAGGGCTAGGCCTGGCAACATCAAATACCGCAGGTACGAATGCGCCAACCTGCACCGGTTTGTCACCACTGAAAAAGTCGAAAGAATCATTCTGAAAAAAACTGCTTGACTTCATGTTTGGGTTTTGGTTTACAATGTGTGGACCGAAACTCAACATGGAGATCATCAAGTGGCATCCCCCCGAATTGAAGCCGCCCGACTGGGCCAGCGCAAGTACACCGGCAAGCCCTGCAAAGCCTGCGGCGAAACCGAAAAGTATGTGATCAACGCGGCTTGCGTTGCCTGCACCAAAAACGCCAAGAGCGCCAATGAATCCAAGATCCGCGAGATTATGGACCAGGCCAAGGCAGGTGCGTGATGCACTTCTACTCATTCAACATTGGTGACTACGCGAGCCACACTCGCCACCTCACCGCATTGGAGGATCTGGCATACAGGCGTTTGCTTGACCTGTACTACCTGCATGAACAGCCGTTGAACGAGCGTTCAACGATCGTTGCACGGGCAATCAACATGCGTGAGCATGAGGCTGAAGTGGTGACCGTTCTTGAGGAATTTTTTGAATTCTTGGAGGGTACTGGGTGGGTCAATCGCAGGGCTGATGAAGAGATTTCCAAGTACCACGGCAAGCTGGAAGCCGCATCCAGAGCCGGTAAAGCCTCTGCCGAACAACGATTGAACGCCCGTTCAACGCCCGTTCAACCAAACAAGAAACAAGAAACAATAAACATTAAACAAGAAACAAAGATAGATACAAGGGTCAAGCCCTTGTCCTGCCCTGATGGTGTGGCACCTGAAGTTTGGGATGGATTCCTGACAGTCCGCAAAGCAAAGAAGGCACCGGTCACTCAAGCGGCAATGGCAGGCATCGAGCGCGAGGCACGCAAAGCAGGCTGGTCACTCAATGCCGCATTGACCGAATGCTGTGCAAGGGGATGGGCAGGGTTCAAAGCCGACTGGGTCAACAAGGACCAGAACGGCAACAAGACCCAGCACCAAATCAACCAGGAGGGCATAGCACGCTCACTCGGTCTTTTACCAAAACACGACGAATATCAAGGCACCACTATCGAAGGAGAAATTTATGACGCAGAACCTAATACTCCCAAACGCTTGGGTTGAGAAGATTTTTGCCAGGCTACAGGGCATCTATGGCAGAGAGTTTACTGGGCAGTACAGCACCGGCATGGTCAACGGCATTGACGCTGGCCTGGAAAACGCAAAAGCCACATGGGCTGAAGAACTGGGCAACTTTGTGAAGTGGCCAGAGGCCATCGCATACGCCTTGGAGCATTTGCCTGAACGCGTGCCCAACTGCATTAAGTTCAAAGAACTGTGCCGCATGGCGCCACGGCCAGAACCAATAAAGATTGAGCACACGATCTCTGAAGAGCAGGCGGAGATCAACAGGGCCAGGGTTAGAAAAATGATGGATGAACTGCGTGAAAAAATGGCAATGCCAAAGGTGAAATCATGAGCATGATCAAAGCAATTGTTTTGTGGCTTGCACTGCTGGGTGCATTTGCATTCGTCAACCAGATGGACTACGACGATGCCATCAAGGCAGAGCAACATTACTGCGACATGGTCCGCGAAGGCCATTGGCCAGCGTACAAGCCTGAGATCGATTGCAAGCGCATCGATCAAGAGCACATGGTGCGGGGTATAAAACTATGACATACGGAAACGCAGACCAAACCTACCAGGACAGGCAGGGCGTCGGCGTCAATATTGGCGAAGAGATGTTTGAGCAATGGTGCGAGCGCAATGGATGGAACTGCACACGCCTGGGGTTCGATGAGAAGTTTGCCAATGTTGGCGCGTTCTACAACCTCAACCCAATCCTGCGCAACATTCCAGACTATGTGATCCAGCGCGACGAACGAACTTTTGTGGTCAATGTCAAAGGCACTGCCAACATCAAAGAAAAAGAGCGCTTGCTGTTGCCACAATTGATCGAGGCCTACTCAACACAGAAGGCGCCACTGATCTACATGTTTAGCATCCGCAATCAGCGCATGAAGTTTGCAGAGGCAGAGCACATCATCGAACTGTATGACATTGAGTCAGACAAGAAATGGCACGACGGTGTTGTGTATCGAACCATCCGGTTGGAGTATGTGCGATGAACATAGGGCAAATCATGATGCTGGTTGGTGAACTGCTGATCTGCATGGGTATCGCTGTCGCACTGATCGGTGTGGCAATATATTTTTATTTAAGGAGAGGTGAATGAAATTTGCACGAATATTTGATGTGGTCCGTTACGGCCAGATCGTCATGTTGAAACAGCAGAACCAAGAGGGCGCACCTGAGTTGCGATTCTTTTGCCAACCCGAAGGCATGGGCGTTTGCTCATTTGCTATAGGCTGGGACGAGGACAGCGGTGAAAGCAAGATCGAGCACGCATTCGAACACATGGTTATGCGTGAAGCAATCGAGATCGTCGACGGATGGTTTAAGCACATGACTTCATTGGAACAAACGCATTGACACCACGCGAGCAATACGAGATCGATGTCACGCTCCACGATGGGCGTGTCGTTGGCTCATGGTCACGCGAATGGATGCTTGAATGCGAAGCCAGGCACTTGCTGACATTGCCATTGTGGAAGCGCAGGGATGAACTTGAAGTCCGAGAAAAAAAACGCGGCATCAAATCAGCAGAACAACTCAAGGCCGTGATGGCCGCAATACACACAAAAAGAAAACAATGACCGCATACGAACAAGCAAAAAAAATTCTGGATCGCACGCGTGAAGGATGGAACATAAGCCCACAACGAATAAATTGGGCACTCGAAATTACCGGTGACATCGTTGCGGAAAATTCAATGATGATGCAAAATCAATACTGTGCAACTTCGCACGACACTCGAGGAGATCATCATGGGCTATGGAAAAGACAAGGGCAAGAAACCACCGAAGCGTTAAGCAGTACCGAATTGACATGAAATGAAGGGTAAGAAGCGGGTGCAATTTGTAGCTGTAAATGAACAGGGATACCGCATCGGCGCATCCCATCACAATGCCCGCCTTCCAGATGATGTCATCGACAAGATCCGTGACATGCACGAAGATGAGGAAGTGGGCTACCGCAAACTGGCCAAGATCTTCGACATCCCTTTGAGCACCATCAAGAAAATTTGTAAGTACGAGCGACGAGCACAAACCCCTGATAGATGGAAAAAAATCATCGATGAAACCCAAGACTGAAAAACGACCACCAGGCAGGCCACCAGAGCCAGTGCCACAGGACCGAGCCGACGAGATCTGCGAATGGATCACGACCGGCAAAACCCTGCGTGAGTGGTGCCGGAACAATGGTATCCACTACTCGACCGTGTACCTTTGGATGGGGAAAGACAAGGAGTTTGCTCAACGCTTCGCGGAGGCGCGTGAAATAGGCACAGACTGCATTGCTGACGACGCGCTCGAGATCATTGACACCAAGCCAGAGATGACTGGCGGCGACAATCCCAAGTACGACAGCGCCCATGTGGCCTGGCTACGCAACCGGGCAGAGTACCGGCTCAAGCTGTTGGCCAAGTGGAACCCGAAGAAGTACGGCGACCGCACCACCCTGGCTGGCGACCCTGACAACCCATTGATGGAGCCGATGGACGACACCCAGCGTGCGGCCAAATTGCAAGCGATTCTGGCCACAGCCCAGGCGCGAAAGGTCAAGAATGGTGGAGGCGTTTGATCCTGCGTTGCTGGCGTATCTG